GGAGGTTAGTGATACTCTGGCAAATGCCGGGGTCTAACCGCTCAGGGTCAATGCGAGTGTCCATACCGTGAAAGTATGAATCTCCCACGGTATAAGGAACCGGCCCACTAGATTGTCGTGCTTGGCGTGTCGTATCCATAATTATCTTGATCTATCATATCTTGTCCATGCAAGACCTAGCAAAGTACCGCCTATCAAGGCGATACCGCTTCCTTGCCACCATGGTAAAGACTTTCTAGTTTGTCGGGTTGGCGTACAAAAGTGAACTACCGGCGCGGCGAGGAGTCCTGCAACGACGGGATAGTCAATTATAGCATCGTGCATCCTAGCACTGATTGTATCTCCCTCCTCATTGTTGCGTAAAGCAAGGATTTCGACAACACCCCATACCGCCGCACCTAATCCAATCCCAAAAATAGTTATTTGCTTACCGGTTAGCCGATTCATGAGAAAACCCCCCATGATCCACCACCACCACCCGTACCATCATGTAAGGAACTAATTCGTATTCCAGCCAGCAACGCTCGCGTGGTCGTCTTGCTCGCCCATGAACCTGCATCTACGCGGGTCGTGTACGAAAACTCTGTGCCCCCCGGATAGGTCGCAAGGTGGCCTGCCGCATTGACATCGAACGAATAGACCGAGATGTTATTTGCCGTGTCAGGGCGAACGCTGAGGTAATACTGCGTGTTGGCGGAGAGGGTTGTTTCCGCTATGGGAATTTCTACGCTACGAAGGGCCGCCTGTGCGTATTGGTTAGCATCCACCGAGGCCGTGACGAGGGCCGTCGTGCCTTGGTACAAGACGAGGCTAAAGTCACTCGTCCCCCCCGCAGGGGACACAGACGCTCGGAGCGCGTCGATCTTACAGGCGAAGGGCAGGTAGATCGGCATGGCGAACTCATCCGCCGCACTCCCCGAGTTGTAGGTATGGGTGTTAAAGGCACTTACAGGGATGCATCCGTCTAGTGTGCCAAACGTCCCATCGCTAAACTCTAGGATGAGGTTGCCAATAACGGATGAGACTAGTGCCCATGTTCCGCCCGACTTTAGCACGGGCTGTCCTAATCCCGGCAGTGCGGTTGCGGCCCATGGTAAAAACGCAATATTGATACTATCCGCCCCAAGTCGTCCCGACCCGTCGAACTCGACCACAACGGCAAGTGGATCGCTCAGACTAACAGTGCGGTCGGCAGAGAGCGTCCCCGTGCGATACCACAGGTTGCTGGCAAACCCTGCGTCAGCATTAGTAATAGACACGGTCTGGTCTTGGGTTTCGTCGGGCTGTCCGGGAGGGCCGGAGGCCGTGGCAATATCTTGCAAAGAAACCGTGAGGCCACTGCCGCTTGCCTTGGTCACGGTGCCGAACCTAAAACCGACGCGGCGAATGGCTTTCGTACCACTGCGCCCCGCCCACCAGACCCGGCCAACGAAGGCCATTTTTTGACCCGTGGCGTTGAGTGTGGACGTGGAGAAAACACCGTTATTGGGCAGTGATCCCATCAATGGGTCGGCCCCCAGCCATACCCCGCGTCCTAGCATCTGTTGAAGTGTGGACACTAAAGCACCGCCTCAATATCAGCAAGTTCCACAAACACTCCTGCGCCAAAAAGTTTACGCACGGGAGAGACGTAGAGAGTTGACTCGTACCGCCTCTTGAACTCGTCTACGTCGGTTTGTGTAATCACTCCGTCCAAGACTGCACCCGCCGCAAACTGCGTGAACGTTGGTGCCGATTGTGGGTCAAAAACGTAGGTATCCTCATACGCTGTATTTATCCATGCAATCGTTTGCAACCACTCAGCGCGTTTTGCCTCCGTTATACCCTCGCGGCCAAAGCGTAAAAGCCGCGCATACGGGGCCATCCACTCTTTAAGTTCTTTACCCGTCGCATTACCATACATTACCTGCGTCTCTTGCGTTGGGTCATGTAGAATACATAAGCATTCTATAGCCGTCTTCCCTCTGTAGCGTGTGTTCTTAAGTTCCGTGGTGAGTGCAGACGACTGATCCTGCGAAAGTCCCGTAGACTCTGCAAGGCGCAATGCGAGATAATGTGTATCACCATCAAGTGTAATCATAGTTAAGACCTCGTAAGGTAGAGAGTAAGCACGGCGCGAGTAACCGTTGATGCACTATCCACATTCCACCGGATATAATCTCCTCGCGAACCTGTAGTCGTCCAACCTGTAAGGGTAGACGACTGAGCCGTTACTGCGCTAGATAAAGTCGGTTTAGCAGAACCCGTGATTGTATCTGCAACAGTAGGAGGAAAGTTAGCATAAGTATCCTTCCATAAATCAATGACAATAGACCCGCTTTGATCGGCAACTATATCCCATGAAGTTATAGTATACGCCCACGGAATCATACTATCGCCTTTAACACCAGTAGAGATAGCACTTCCGCCACCATCTATAACGATACTTAAAGTTGCTTGCACTGCACTTGCACGATATGCTTCTACGTTTGTACCGGGGACAAGTGACAGCATTGTCTTTGCAGTTGTTGGCGATATTTCTTCAATCGCCCCTGTTCCCGCTGTGTTCCTACCAAGCAACGTAGCAGTTGACATTGTAGTGCCAAGGCCCGTCACTGCGCCGGTTATCTGACTACCCGCAATACTCTTGTTCGTAAGGGTATCCGTCGTAGCACGTCCAACTAACGTATCCGTTGCGGCAGGTAGGGTGAGCGTCCCACTTGCAACGGCAGAAGCATCTAGAATGGTGCTACCACTAGTAGTCCCTGCAATCTTAAATCTGCCAACCGCACCGGCACTGCCAAAAGTCTTTACGCCTGTCACCGTCTCAGTGTTGCCAAGCGTCATTGCAGTACCACTTGAAGCAGGGCCGGTAAGCGTCACCCCATCAGGAATAGTGAGAGTTGAACCCGTTGCAGGTGCAGTGATCGTAACTTTGTTAATACTCGTTGCAGATGCTACGCCAATCACCGGGGTAACAAGTGTTGGTGACGTTGCAAAGACAAGTGAACCACTTCCCGTTTCATCACTGATTACTCCTGCAAGTTGGGAGGAGGTTGTAGCGGCAAACTGCGCCAGAGTAGAGGCAGTAAGACCTACCCCGCTAGGCAAGTCGTTAAGCACTAAGGCACGAAATGTCGGAGTCGCGGCACTACCTGTTGTTGGGCCAGCAAACACCGTGTTGGCGATTTGCGTAGCAAGAGAAATAGCAATAGTGCCTGAAGTGGTTACGGGTGATCCAGACACGGACAGGATAGAGGGAACCGTAACACCAACACTCGTTACAGTGCCACCACCACTAGCAGATAGAGTGCCAGTAGAGAACGATAGTCCACTGCCGATAGTAACGTTGCTAAAGCCGCCAGAGCCGTTGCCGTATAGAATAGACGTTCCGCTAGTCGCAGGAGCATAGTCGGTTCCAGATACCGCCGCAGAGAGTGTCGTAGACCCATTTGACTTGAGTATCCCATTGACACCGTAGATTTCGGTGAAGTTGGCATTGATAATGGTTCCTGCCGCCCGAGGCGTACTACCCGTGTGGTCGTCAGCAGAGGTTCCAAGATTGATTGTCTGTTTAGCCATATTACTATCCTGTAGCCGTTGAATCGAAGTAGGCCACGCCCGTAGTTTGTGAGAAGTCTACAATGCTTGTCATTGAGAAGTCCCAATTCGTATCAGTGCTAGGCGTACCGCCCGGACAATCATCGACTATCCATGTTCCTGTGCAGTCACTATCAAAGGAGTATGTTCCCGCAACGGCACCATCGAAAGTGAACGTAGTCGTTGGGCATGGCCCTTCATGCACTTCAGTACAGTGACAACCTGTTCCAGCGGCAGGAGATACTATGATCTGTGCCCGTGCATAGTTATTGCCCTCTACGGTATCGGTGGGAGTAGAACCAGTCAAGGATGCAGAGAGTATCAGCGTCCCATTTCTACCAAGAGTGCCAACCACCGAACAAGTCTTACTAGCACCTACCGCTATTGCACCAATTGTCCACACGCCACTTGCCACACTGCCTTGAGACGGAGTATACGCAGGAGACGTAAAGCCAATTGGAGGTAGTATTGTAACTTCCGTTGCCGTTGTCGCTGTGTCGCCTACGTTAGACGCAGTGACAGTATATGTACCCGTAGCACCTACAGAGGCCGTAGAGGGGCTTGCAGAGGCCGCGAGGGATATGTCGCACGAAGTAGTTGGCGGATACCCGCAAGGACTACCCGTATCCGTTGCAGTAAGTCTGAAGTCAGTGATCTTTGTCGATACGTCAAGTTCCTGTGAACCTGTCATGATCGAGTAAGAGTAATCAGCAACAAGACGAATCCAACATCCTGTAACCGCAGGAAACGTCGCAGAGTACACCGTATTGACCGCAACGGTATCACCATCTGGGTCATATGAAGATACGTTGCACGATACCCTTGTTATCTCCGTCCACAACGCACCGTTTGACGAATACTCTAGCACCACAACAGACGATGGAGGAGGCACAACCGGAGGGTCGGTATCTGCCGGGAGTGTACAGACCGGGTTATTGATCGTGGTCGTTACTGAGTTGATTAACGCAAATGAGAACCCACTAATAGTATGAGCATTAGTCAGATATATTTGCGCCGTATTGTAGCAATGGGCATTGATCGTTTGGCAGTACGGAGGAGTGCCTACCGCAGAATCCGTTGCAGTCTCACCCGTGGATAGGTCGCCAACACTGTTATCGTTTAATAGTGTTGTGATATTCATGATCGTCCAGTTCGGACGGTCACTCCCTAACCAACGGTAATCAAATGCCACTTACTTAACGCCCTCTCAGGTCGCTAGGCAAATCAGTATAGAAGGTGCGACGAACGCTCTCAGACAAACGAGAACGCTCCCTAAGGTATACTTCCTGAAACTCATTGGTCAAGTCAGGTAGTCGCCCGATCAAGGACGGGTCGGTTGCTTTGCGGCGGATAAGTAGGATACCCGCACCAAGAGGCAGGACTTTGCGAATCAGGTCGTCGCGCATGAACGAAGCAGAAGTCACCGTGCCACCACTACCACTTCCAAGCATAGGAGGCAAAGAGTATCCATAGAGAGTCGCGGTATAGGCCGTATCCGTCTTAGGGTAAAGATGAACCGTCTCTTGCTCTGCGTACCAATACTCGCTTGTACCACTTGCCGCAGTGCGGAAGTCTCTAACCTCTCGCTGTAAGTCAGACTTCGTTGTCTGGATAAGCGTTGATGTGTTTAGCACCAACGACTCTACCGCCCACATCGCACCTTGCCCTGAGGTTGGAGTGAAGTCGGCGAGTGCATACTTCTCCACTCCACTGCCCCATGTCCGACTCGCTGTGCCTTCTAGCATCCATGCGGTTTGGCACCACACGTTCTGCACTTCGTTTAGGTAGTCTGTGATCGTTGTCAAAGTAGTTAGGGAAGTACCACTGCCCTGTACCCATGAAGAGTCTACAGAGAGGATACCACCCGTGCCGTCAGCTACTTCAGCGGCAGACGAATCATATGCCTCGTCAACTTTGCGAAGGGTTAGGATTTGGAGTTCGTTTAGGGTTACACTCATCTATCTATCTCCTATATCCATAACCGTCGAGGTGCGCCATTTAATACCGACTGATAGTGCCGTGCGGTATTCGCCTCTACGTCGCCCAATAGTCCCCGGTACGTCTCACGGACAATTCCAATGGCAGGTGTAAGTTGCGGATGCTGTACAACCATTGCTTGCAAGCGATCTAGCAACGCCCCCTCCACAACGCAAGTGTGCGCCATGGTAGGCAAGGGACATTCATCCGACGTAGCAACGGCCTGTGCTGTGCCATTTGAGTCATACACCCAAGTCTCGCCGGGTTTGTAGTATCCTTCAATGCGTAGACCGCTTGTGATCGAGGTAGAGGGAGTAGGGTAGATTCGTACGCGGTTAGGGCCGGTGACTACGGCAAGTCTTGGATACTGCGAGGACTCACTATTGCGCCACATACCGCCCGTGGCCTTATCCATCCTTGCCCGTGTTTCCGTGTGCAAGTTAGTCCAGTAGTCATTAGCATCCTTGAATAAGACAGAGGTAATCGCGATAAGGTCAGGGGGACAATACTCCTCCTGATCGGCAACAAGCGATAGCGTACGCCCCGTATGGAGGCACATCGTTGCTTCTGCTACCTTATCCGCACTGCGCCACACGGCACGACGACGAGCAAAGGGATTATCATTGGTTGTAGTGCCAAGATACTCCCCTATTCGTATTGATAGTTCATCTTCCATCTCGCCGCGTGTCATGTCTTATTGTATCCTATGAGTCTTTCACGATATGCTAATTGCCTCATAACTAGAACAAGGCGACGATACTACCCGCAGTCGAACCTGTAGACCAGAACTGACGAATACGAAGCGGAACAATCTGACCCGCTTGAAGTCCCGTCAAGGTGAGAGTAGTACCCTCTGCTGTCATGACCTTCAGATTGCCAGCAGTACCAACGATGAATCCGCCGCAAGGGTAGTTTGCAATGTCTGTACTGTCAGTCAACGTGATTGCAGTCGCATCAGAAGCGACGTTTCCGCGATAAGGGACGATGTTACTTGCCATAATGGTTCTCCAAAGTTTAGTTAAATTCCAAAGCCCATGCCAAGGAACATTCTAGTGCGTGACGCTCCGATGTTATCAGCGGCATGAATGTCATTTAGAAGTGCCGTACCCACCGCACTTGCAATAGCGATATGCCCTGTGGTCGTTGGGTGAAGGTTGTCACCCGTATACCCTGTAACCCATGTACCTGAGTCACGGGCCGTTTCTACCGCATCGGCAACCTCTATAACGTAGTCAAGGTTCGTATCCGTCTTAGCACGAATCCATGCGTTTAGTGCGGTTCTCGTCGCCTCATGTCCGGCATTACCATCAGGAGTGATCGTAGACTGTGCTACGCGAAGTCCTGCGGCCTTAGCACTTGCATAGATACTCGAAAGGTTTGCCTTGATATTGGCAAGGGTATCACTGAGGTCATTGACACCTAACTCACACAGCATATAGGTGTGCATCCCATACTGTGCGTTTGTATAGGTGTTTGTCGCGTGTTGACTTGCTGTAGTCCCGCTCTTGGCATTTCTCTTAGTTGGGCGTGTGTGGTTTAGGACACGACTTACCCAACCCTTATCAGAGAGGTACGACTCTGCGGTATATCCGGTAGTGCCATCGTCACCTTGCCCGTAAGCAATAGAGTCGCCCTCTACAAATACACTCGCATACTGATTGACGTTTGCAATGATCTGATACGGGCCATAACCATACCCCGTTGCCACTGCTACCGCCGCACTGCCCGTAGTCGTCAGGTCGGTTGCATCCGTAACGCCCTCATTACCAAATGACGCACCACCATAGATGTATCCCAAGGGCCACTTGTTCCCAAGGGTTGTAACCTTAGGACGGGTGCGAACGTAGATGAAGTCATTGGTTGTGAGAGTGATCGCATCGCTTGTTGCTGTAGAACCGGGGGCGATACTAACCTCTGCGGACCCTGAGAACGTCAACGGGGTGACGACACCACTGATCTCTACCGCCGCCGCAACGGTGATCGTAGACAGACTGGTGATCGAGTCAGGGCAGGATTTGTAGTTAGCAAAGACGAACTGTACGGCAAGACCGCTCTCCGCACCGAATATATGGATACGGTGTCTGTACGTTGCTTGTGTGGACGTACCTGCGGAAATCTGGTCGTATACGTCGTAGAATTGCCCTACGTTTCTAGCCATAGTTACTCACTAACCTTGCCCGTCATACTTGCCCATGATTTCTCTGCAATTTCTACGACCTTATCAAGGGATTGACAGTACCCATTCCCGCTACCGGGATAGAACACCGTTCTGACTCCTGCCTCAATACCAACGTCAACGATACGCCCGTTACGTACCCGCTCAAACCCTAAGAGTCGGTGCAGTGCGATAGACCCTTCCCCAACCTTGCGTTGTGGGCCAATGTCAGCAACAATCGCCGCGACTACCTTATTGGCATACTGCACATGGCACATATCGCCAAGTTTGATACCGCGATTCCACTTGCCCGGAATCACCACGAATGGGATAGAGTTACTATCTACTGGTTTACCATCAGGCCAACGCAAGGACGTATCATCTTGGTGTGTCGCGTCCCATATAATGCCCGGTGCATGGCCTCCGTCAGTATCCAAGTCTAGGTCGCTCTTGAGATATAACGCCCAATGTGCCTCGTCTTGGCTTTTGAGTGACCATAGACCCTCAGAACCTTCTCTATCCTTCTCTTGTGCAAAGGCACGAAAAGGAAAGAAAGACCTAATATCCGCAACAAAGTCCTCACCACACATTAGAACTTCCTCTTGATAACGACATTAGCAAGTACCTGTGCATCGGTTTGCGGGACACCCTTGGCAACCGCCCAATCAGTGATAACACTTCTCGCGGTATCTACGGTATCAAGGGATAGTTCTGGTAGAAACATGATCGCCGCCTCTTCAACAAGCGAACCGTACTTATCTACAATGTCGCGACCCTTTTTACCTTCGATAGAGGATGCAATCCACCGGATAGGTTTCTTGATTAGGGATTGAAACAGGTTCATTCGTTATTTCCTTAGACTTCTGCAACAACGGCAGGAGGATTAGATGGAGGGTCTTTCTTAGTCGATTGTCCCGTGACAAGACCAACAAGACCACCGAGTCCGATCTTAACTACGTCCCCGGCCCATTCAGGAGGGGTCTTAGTAACGGCGGATAGTGCCAATGCGCCTACAATGCAAAGTAGTACCGACGCCCCGATTATCGCGACAATCCGCTCGTTCATACCCTATTTTACCCCATCTAGTCTACGGACTACACCACGATAGCGATATGTCTCACCGTCGTACTCAATTCGCACCGCAGAGGACTCCACATAAAACGACTCGCCGCTTTTCCTGCGTACCATGTAAGTAGAACGATAAGGCAAGTGTTGAGTAACAGCGTTAATCCATTGCTTATAAACAAAGTCCTGCTCCTCTATCACGGTCAACCATCCGCTACCGTCCTTGAGCATTTGATCTTCTGTCAAACCAAAGAGCGAACAAAGGTTCTGCGATACCGCCGTGGTACGCCCCTCTTTGTCGCACTCAAACCAGCATACTCCTGCTTCATCAAGTTCGATCTCTTTGAGTTGCCGGTAGTAGTCCTGATCTTTACGAACGCCTGATATCTGCTTGCTTACCGTCTCAAGCATAACCGTGTTCGCCTCTACCCCTTTACCTATCTCCTCTATCTGTTTCGTTGCTTCGCTAAACCGCCTCATTGCCTCAGGGAAGTTCTTTAACGTCTCTCGGTTTTCATCATCCTCACGTTTGCGATCTTCACGACGCTTACGCACAACGCATCCGTAGTTCCAAGAGGATTTAGCAAGTGCGCCTACGGCAACAACAGAACCTAAGATACCGCCAAGTGTTTCCCATGTCATAGCGAAAAACGTCTTAAACTTACGGTTTTCACTCATGACTAAAAGAGTGCAAAATGCAAAACTTGGAACACCTCCCTGCGCCACAGAGAAGGCAGAAAAGAGTTCTAACATTCCCACTTATCCACCCTCTTGCACGGGTTCGGCCCAACAGTTAACGCCGGGATATGCCGTGTTTGCAATCGTCTCTAACTTGCTAATCAAGTCAGAAGGGGAAGTGATTGTTGGCACAAGTGAGTCGCCTACCGTGCCATGGAATATAGCATCGCCAAACTCATCGCTTACCCACACTTCGATAATCTGCCAGAAGTCCTCAATATCGCCTTGCGTTGGTAGTCCTCCCGTTGGGAAGATTTGGCCAATGAAGGTTGAAAACTCTAATTCGGTGCATGGGAAAACAGGCATTAACTACTCCTATCAAGAAGAGAGAGGGTGTCCTAGGACACCCTCTCATTGACTTACGGGTTCAACTTGCCCGTAACAATATCCACACTAACCACCGCCGCAGTACCAAGGGTAGCACCGGGGTTTCCAACAACCACGCGAATATAACGACGCTGGGTTTGGATGGAGTAAACCTCCTCAAAATCCTGTGCGTAGTTAGTCGTGGTAAAGGTAATGGTTTTCGAGTACAGCGTCTCATGAGTCGTGGTGAAGTTATCATCCGACGCAGTGATACTGATCGCCATTGTGGTCGTGGACGAGGAGGTAGCACCTCCGCTAAGTTTGACCTTGATCGGCAACCCCTCCGCAGGGGTGCCGATCTTCAAGTCAAATGCCGTGCCACTACTACCCGCAGAGGTAATAGAAGCACTATAGAGAGAACAAAGGGCATCTACTGCCATTGTTTATATCCTCACCTAGCGAACTAGGTTATTGTGCAATGCCGCCCCATATCAGGAGCGGCAAGAAACGATAGTCCCTAGGACTAGGCCGCAGTGATGCCGTAAATCTGCGCGATTGCACGGTTGTTCTGTTGCTCAAGGCCATACAGGTTCCACCAAGTAGTTAGCCAAGTCACACCATCTTCCGCTTGACGTGGGTCGTCAGCACCGGGGGCTTTGAACTGGTTGAAGCAGAAGGAATCAGCACCGGACTTCACCAAGAAAATAGAAGTCAGGGTGCTAGAACCAATCAGTTCACCGGTTGAATCCTCGGTGTTCGGAAGAATCTGTGCCTGAGTACCGGCAGTGTTAGGAACGGCACGACCCGCACGGCGAATCTTGGCGTTACGCAAGGTAAGCACCTTATTGCCGAACATATCGTTGTCATCGCCAAAGAGCGAGTGAGTCGTGACAAGCGGGGATGCCTCAAGACCCGACCACACGTTCTGGTTGGCGTAGAACGTACAGTTCTCACCGTCCGGTGCGCCGACAATCTCAAGAGCGTCAAGCATCGCACGGTACACCTTCATCACGTTAGACGAAGAGATATTCGCCGAGGTGAGGTCAGCACTCGAAGAGGTGATCTTACATTCCGAGGGAATACCGTACTGTGAACGACCCGCCGCACTCAGGCGATAGCGAAGTCCATTGAAACACTTGCTGTTGAAGTCAGCAGTACCGTCCGTGGTGCTACCGGTGATAGCACTGCGACGGTTGTTGAAGAACTTGTAGTTCAGGTCAAAGACGTGCGCCATGACCGCAGGGTCAAGCATCTTGTTGGTGAGGGCCGAAAGACCACCACTGCCCTTGGCCGCCGCATAGACCTTAGAAACCTCAACGTTGAACGCCGCCATGTACTTCTGCTCGGCCCATGGAGACGGGACGTTCTTGGTAGCAGACGGTGCTTCGTTGATGTTTACCCAGCCCGGAGTGTTGCTAAACCCAAGATAGCGCATACCACTAGACTCAAGGGTGTTCTCGGTCTTAGTCGCAATGTCGGTAAGCACGGAACCGTACTTGATGAACGAGAGGGCCGCCTCACGGTTACGCTGAGGAACGTCAGCAAGGAGCGCATACTCAGAGTAGTTGAGGGCCGTTGTACTAACTGCCATTGTTTTTCTCCTGCCCTTGACTATCCGCCAAGGAACTAAAGACAAAGGCCACATAGGGAATCCCTAAATGGCCTAGATTGTTCTCAGAGAGAACCCGCCCCATCGAAGGGGTAAGGGCGATAACGAATCATCGCCCGGTTTTCGGAAAGTGATGCCCTCGCGCTATGGCCTACCGACCACGCTTACTCTGCATATCTCCGAGATAGTTTGGCACCCAGTTCGCTAGACTCGTCGGGAGTTGGAAACTAGGTTTGCCGGTTGCTTTTGCCGTTGGTTGTGAGCCGCCACCCTCTCCCGTGATGGGAGGAGGAGCAGACTTCCCACGCGCCGCCCGTGCCGTTGCTTTTGCCGCACCCGCCTTGAAGCCGCGTTGGTGAACCGCTTGAAGCATCGGTGCAAAGTTAGAAGCAAACTCAGCGAAGTTAGGCACTTCTAAACCCGCAACGGCAAGTGCTTCGTGCATTTCTGCTGTTAGGTCGGCCCATGTCCCTTGCCCCTCAATCGCCTCTACACCCATGAGTTCATGGCCCTTGGGTAGATTCGCCTTGTAGGAAGCATAGGACTGTTGACGCTGTAGTTGCACTTGCTGTGCTTGAAACTCAGCATTTGCCTTCTGCGCCTCTTGTGCCGCTTGCTTGCCTAACTCCTCGCGACGACCGCCCTCCCACTTGGAAACACGGGCATCTACGAGTTCACGAAAAGCATCGTTATCAAGTTCTTCTAGGTCAACGAACTTAGCACGAACCTCTGCCTCTGCGATAGAGATTTGTTTCTGTCGCTCAGATTGTAAGGAGAGTTCTTGCTTCTCAGCAAGTGCCTCGGCCTTTGCCCTCTGAACCTCCGCAAGGTTAGCGTCAAGTACCTTTTGCATTTCTGCTAGTCTGTCGTTAAACGCCTTTTCTTGTGCGGCGATTCGCTCCTCTAGTGCCTTGTCAGCGGCAGTCTTGCGAGTCTTAGGTGCAGGTGTACCATCTTCTAGTTCATCTGCTCCATCGTCCTCGTTCGCATCTTCGCCCTCTTCGTCCGTGTCTCCCGCTTCTTCGCCTTCGTCTTCATCTTCCGATAGAAGGAAGTCGCGCTCCGCTTGCTCGTCTGCATCTGCTTCCTCACCTTCACCAAAACCATCATCTTCGTCTCCATCTTCATCATCTTCTAGGTTGACGTTAGAGCGGAAGGAACGAGCAGTCATTTCGAGATCAGAGAGCGGATTGCTCTCACTATCACGAATGGTGTCTTGGTGAGCAGAAGGCATCAAGTCAAAGGTGTTATCCGAAAACGAACCTTCCTTAAACGTCGGTGCGGAACGAAGTGCGGCAAGAATATCATCCTCGCCATACGTTACCACCGGAGGTACATCAGATACAGGCGACTCAGAAGTGTCAAACGACGCATCTGAACTAATATCGTCAAGCGGTTCATCAAACACTACGGGCATATCAGGTTGTGAAGGTCGGCGACCCATGATCGTATCCTTTTACGGTTGATTAGACCGAGTAGAGTTTACGGGACTCTATAACCCGTGATAGTATTGCTACTTCTTTGTCTTTGCAGAGGGTTTAGGTTGCATCATCTTCTGAAGCATCCCTTGTGCCTTGATCTTCTCAAGGTCACGACCATGCTTTACCGTCTCTGCTTGCTGTCCTAGGTGGTGCTGGAGTAGTGCCTTCTGCACCTCCATAGAGGTTCGTTGTTGCTCTGCTTCTTGCTCGGTTCGTGCAACATGGTCTTGAATCGCTAGGTCTTGGGGTAGTCTAGCATCCGCAACCTCGCGTTGTGAATCTTCAACCATTGCATCAAGACTTGCTTGTGCTTGCATTTCCTGTAGCTTCAGGTTGTGCTGAAGCCGAAGTCGCTCTTGATCGTTCTCGCCCTTGGCCTGAACAACCTGAATCTGTGCTTGAACCTTCGCTTGTTCAATAGCAGAGGGGTCGGGTTGTTGCTGTGCCATTTGAGCGAGTTGCTGTCGTTGCGCCTCAAGAAGCGGGAGAACCTTTGTAGACAACGGCGAGTTTGTGAGTTGCCAGAACACCATAGAAGCATCAGGCGTACCAACCGGCCCAAGTAGTCCCTCATGGTACTTCTCCATGAGTTCCTTCTCCTGCCCCGCTGGTGACTTCAGGAGGCCGCTTGTCGGTGCTAGATAGAGTTCTACCTGTCCCCCGTCTGAGATCGCCTGTAGTGCCGTTACTTGCCCTACACCTATACCGGGCATAGTCGGTTTGTTGCCGCGTGGGTCAAGACCCATCATAAGTTCGGGTGAACCCTTGTCGGCATACTCACTGATAACACCCTTGAGGAAGTTGACTTCGTTGCGCCCAATGTCCTGCATGAGCGGCGCAAGGATACCGGTGGCACTCTCTGTCATGATGTCGTACATATACCCTGACATTTGAGAAGCAGGTGTCTCACCTCGCATCACATCTACCATACCGCTGATACGCTCCATGAACGCAATAGCACGGTCAATCATCATCACATGATCGCCGTTGATAGGAGGCATATTAGCAACGGTCGGAGCGGCACTACCCGGATTGTAGTACGACTTGTACAAGTCTTTGAGTTCTACGAAGTCATCAGTAGCAACGCCCGACAACTTCTGAATGAACACAATCCGCTTGTCTTTCTCAAGACGTGCAAGGATGCGAGACGTTTCTTTATTGATTGTCTGCTGTGCGTCAAAGAGTAGTTCAACAAGTGACTTGCCATAAGGCACAGTATCGTTCGGCGCGTAGGAGATAGGCGACAAGGGCCAGTTCTCTTTATCTGCCCAAGGCCAATCACTCTTATAGAGGATACGTCCGTTTGCAACGACCATGTACAGGCCGTTCTTCCACTTACCCATCGGGTTAGGACGAACCAACCATTCGTACACATTGCAACAATCACGACGCTTACCATTCCCTGCAACGGGAGTGATTAACTTATCACCCTCATAGTAGGGCAAGGGAGTCACGTATCCGGTAGAGGAAGCATCGGCAGTAAGACCATAGGCCGCATCGCCATAGGTCGCTTGTAGCCACGATAGCGGCTTAACACGGGGTATCACACACTGATACGCATTTTCATGCCGACGTGTCGAGGAATCCCAAAACACTTCACGACCACTAAGCACGTCAACCCATACACCACCAACCTGTTCACGGGACGCGCCTAGCATTTCGCCCGTCATTTCATCGTACTTAGGGATTAGATCGTATTTACTTGAATCCCAACCCCAATAGCGATATGAAGTCGTTGTGACAAGTGCATGGCGAATCTGTCTCTTTCGTAGTTCTCGTATGTCGTGGTCGCGGTACATCTTGCCCGACAACCCATCCGCCTCTAGTGCCGCTTGCTTATCAAGAGGAGTCTCACAGAGCGGGTGACACGATACTTGCGGGTCATTCTGAGTAAGGTAGGAGATCAGTCTCTCTACAATGTGGAACGTGAAGTTGAACGTCTTGCTACGGTCGAGGTCGTACTCGTCCTCGCGGGAGTCGATAACACCACTGTTCTCGTCAATCACCGCCCACTGATCGCCGTCGTAGCACCGTTGATATAGTTCCCACTTCTGTAAACGAAGTTGGTTTACCTCACGCGCCGCGTTGTACACATCCATGCACTCGTTAACGAGGTCTTTGTACTCACGCGAACCGGGATTAGGGATAGCACCACGACCCGCAGGAATATCCCCGTTTTTGAGGTTAGATGCCTCTACAGGGATACGGGGAAGATCAGGGTCAATGAGTGCCGGTGGGCCACTTGGACTCTTAGGAACCGTGCCAGTATTCAGTTTGGTTTTACGCCCACCAAAGGAAAACACGTTAGTCCATATCTCCGTCGCAAGACTTTTTCATCTTCTTGCCCGTAACTGGTGCCGTCATTGGTTTGCTATTCAGGCCACCTAGCATCGGTGCATCCATAGCCTTCATCTTAACCGCTTGCACCTTAGGTTTAAGGGTCTTAGAACCGGCATGACGTGCAGGGTGCTTAGGTAAGGCGTTAGTGCCGATCTTCTTGGCCTTGTTCGTGCCATAGGATGCTTTCTTCATGTCTATAAACCCTTCTTCTTACTAAGCGGATGCGGAGGAAACGCCGACTTCTTACGCACGGGAGAGATAAGTGCCTTTGCGATAGGCGCGGTCTTAGGTGCCTTGGCAGACTTACCTTGCACATTAGCAAGATTCAGGTGTGCCGCCGACGTATGCGAAGGGGTAGGGATACCCGCAGGAGGTGCAACTCCCATACTGCCTAGCATTGGCATACCCGCGACCGGTTTTGGTTCAGGCATAAGCATCGGAGTCGGCACAACCGGCCCTTTTGGAATAGGAACTGCTTTAGATTTCATGGGGCGCATTTGTGGACTCCAAATAAAGAGACTCCCCGGTTTGAGGATACTTTCGCATAGCCTTGAAGAGTCCAATTCAGTGACACCAAAGGTTAATCCCCTGCTACTAGGCAAGGGTCAATCCGTAGTAGAGTCACGGACGCTAACCTTTGATATAAATGGTTGTGTATGGGGATGAACGATAAATTTGACAGGCCGAAAGATAGTTAAGGCGATACCATTCATCCCCATGATTCAGCACAACGCAATTATACCATAGACGTTATGAATCGTGTCAAGTGATTCTTCGTGGTCGTTTTTTCGTATCTTCAGGGATAGGCGCAACGGCACGTCGCCACTTACGAAACTCTAAGCAAGTCGATATTGCAGATACGGCAATCGTAAAGGCACATATAGAACTAACCACTTCGTAGATTGTCATTTCTTCTTCTTAACGTGTTCCGGTAGTGATTTAAGGTTAGGAGTCTCTTTCACCATCTTCTTGCAGTCCCATTTAGGGTCTTTCTTAGCGAAACACGATTTCACTTGTGCTTTTGACTTTGCTGGCATAGTCGTTATCCTCTTGCTTGATTGTACGGTTTTTTCAACACTTTAGTCCCATCACACATTTCCCACCAAAGAGAAGAATCATCAGGAAAGTGCATTTCCATAAATCCCTCTGCGTAGTTATCGTCAGAGATAGACATAGGCGCAACTCCAATTCCCGCGTCAATAAATGGCCCTACCCCCGTACTTGACAGTCCATCTTTTGAAACATATATTGGTTTTGTTATATCTCCTCGCCATTCAAAGAAGTGCCAGTCAAACACCTTGCGAGAAATTAGCGATGGTGCATCACCATTAGACTTAGGTTCGGGATTACTCTTTCTATTAGAGTAGTATTGTTTATATACATACTCATCGGTGATGGGAGATTCTACTTCAGGGGTATAATAAAAATCAGATTCACTTAGGTCGAAGAATACTCCTTTTTCAAGCATCTCTGATATATCACTGATGATTTCAGTGTACATGCAAATACTACTATAAGGGTACGCTTGCATTAAGTATTGCTGTATCGTATATGAACCAAACGGTTTTTCTTTATCTAGGAAGAATACCCTTTCTGCTTCTTTATACGTTTCATAAGACCATCCACAATACTTTGAGAAGGTCGGGGCGACAACGAATGGCATAATGCACCTTACGCTTTTAGAGTCCTTCGCATACTCGCCGCCGTTAATTCGATATATGAGACGCATCTCAATATCTTTCAAATAGGCTGGGCGTTGATCGGGGTCAAGCCATTCCTCTAGTTTTTCAAAGTCTACGATTTCTTTCATTTTTCATCCTCTTGTCTGATTGTACGGCTTATTGAACTCATGCGCCGGTCGGCCCGTTAGGATAGACTCCATCTGCTTGCGGATATAGGAATCCATTCCTGCCGGTAGGGTCACGGTGTCACCCTTTGCTGTCCTAATTTCTTTGGCACTACTTGATTCTCCTGCCGATGCAAGTGGTCGTTGCATCATACAGTAGCGGAAGGCGTCTCCTGAGTGCGTTAAAGACTCTGCTACGGATACGTCCTCAGGGTGTCTAGGGTCGGCCATGGCACGTTCAAAGAAGGATTGGAGGTAGGGGGCGCGACCACGCATGATACGAAGTCTAGGGGTGTAAGTACCATCCACACTAAGGCGCGTTTCCCTGAGCCATGATCTTAGGTTCGCCCAACCCGCTACCCTATCCTTCACCGCCATGACTGCATTGAGATTCACCGCCCACCATTTCTCAACGGGGTACTCGCCAAGTCGTTGTGAAGTCTCTTTAGGCGGGAATGTGTTTGCCCAGTCAAAGGCAATGATAATGTTCTTAGGGTCAACGTCGTAGCGTCGGCACATATCCCTAAACGCCTCTGCTTGTTCGGCACTCTCACGACCCGCCTTGTACTCCTCACCAAAGACGTACACGTCACCGTATTCGTCCACTGCGGCAAGGTAAGAACACGCGGCGGCGGTTGTACCATAGTCGTGTCCTGCAAAGACAGTCCAGTGCTTAGGTATCTCAAATGGTTCGCAAACGTGCCAATCACGCCCGTCCTTCTCTGCTTGGAACCTAAAGAACATTCCTCCCGCACCGACTTCGTGTTGGTACTCTACAAGGAAAGCTCGTAAGTCAGTAGCGTTCATTAGGTCTTCCCAATGAGACAAACTAATACCGGGCCATGCAGAATCACCCCCCGTAATTCTAATTACTTCCCTGCCACCAATTTCTATCTCTTCAGTGCGTAATCCGTTGATTGCAGGGACTACGTCTTCTATGCGATTACGCAGGATATTTAACTCTTTGTTGAGTATTTGAGACATGATAGACCCTGCGTGGATAGCGTTCTGTGCAAAGAAGATAGCAACATCTGGAGAACCGGCGGGGATAACAGCCTTGGTGATTGCATCAATCTTTGTCTGCGTGACAGTGGCAGAATCATTCTCTTCATCGATATCATCAAAAATCAAAACGCTGGGACGGAGACTATCTAACTTCACACCGCGAGTATGGGCGTCAAGGCCAAAGGCAAGCACGTTGAATCCGTTTGCAGTGCGAAGCCGTGAAGCTGTCCAGCCCTTAGAGTAACCGTACTGAGTAACTGCTCTCTCAATGCCGATCTGTTCCATAAGACCGGCAATGCCAGAGACATGGTTATCAGCAGACGCTTGCTTTGCAGAGACGTAAAGGACGAAGTTGCGCTTAACTGTGTGAGAGAGGCGAGAGACAATAAGCTCAACAGTGGTTGACTTACCTGTACCACGAGGCCAACACGCAAGGAACGCGGGGGGCATTTTTCCTCGTTTAAGACCCTCTGCCCATTCCCATGCTCTCTTGTGTGCCGGTGCTAGATCACGAGTCACGATATGCCCTGCATACCGCCTAATCCATTCCTCGTAACCAATGTTCGCCCCTTCCTCAATAGGATAGGAGCGGTCACGCATGATAGCACCGCCGGTATCAAGGCGTGACTCTTTAGTGACGAGGTTGCGAATGGCATCTGCAACCCCGCCACGACCTATAATGCCTGAACCCGGTTCATCTTTACGGGGCATTACTTATTCCTTCTAAACTCATTGGCCCATGCAAGGATGATACTGAGGAGAGTCACAGCGATACAGGTTACTGCCACTATTGCAATGATGAATACGATACCTGCCAAGTTTCTCTCCATGCTACTCCTCTGTGTACTCCGCTTCGATAATCGCTCCGTGATCTTCAGTTCCTTGAGAGTACGCACTAATCGCACCGGCAACATTGAACTTACGGTCAATGAACTCTTGATACCGTGCAAGGACACGACTCTGCAATGCCGTATCTTTAATCTCGCCAATCACTGCATACTGGAACATCTTCTGCTGATCTAGGATAACAGCGATAACTTCCTCACGGGCCATACTCGTTACTTCTTGTGCATGACGTTTAAGTTCTGTCTCTTTAAGGCGACGAAGTACCTCTATCGCTTCGTAGATTTCCTTCCACGTTTGCGCCTCCGCATCACCAAAGGCAACAAGACTTACGAGCGAACTCCAACCATCCCAAAACTCAGACTCGTCCCCACCTTTTCGTGCCTTCTCCATGGCAAGCATCTGCATCTTGAGTGATCGCCAAGTATCGCCTGACTCTCCCGGTTCTACCTTGTCAAGAAGTTGTTGCACCCTCTGCACAATCAGGTCAATCTCGTGTTGCGTAGAGATTCGTGCCATGACCGTATCAGGCAAGAGTGCCGCTGTTTCCTCTAGTTGTTTCCAAGGCGCGAGATACCCTCGTTTGAGCCTGTGTGGTTCGATTCTAGGGGTCTTAGGCATACGGATGGGTACTTCCTCCTCGATGCCAGAAACCGGTGTAGAATCAAGACTAGGCGCAACATGGAGTTTAGGAGTAGGTTTATTGCCACTGCCCTTAGGCCGACCGCGACCACGTTTAATTTCGACTTCCATACACTTCTTCCATTTCCTCTCTCAGTCTCTTCAGATAAAACGGGTGTGAGAACCCCTTGGCAACGTTACCCCCATGCGAGGAACACCGCCCACATACCTCTGGCACATTGATACAAGGTAGGCCATATGGTCGATACCGCTTGTGACTATTCTTTAGCATTGCAGAGCAGAGTACCTGCCCATCATTGCGGTAGACTAACCCTTTCTTGACATAGTACCCTTGCACAAGCAACCTCTTAGGTAACGTGTACATTGACCACGGTAGAAGTACCTTCCCATCTTTGTAGACTAGATCGTCTACGCCAAACACCTCTTCAGGTGGATACACGGTCAACTGGCTGATCGGAGGCAGTGGATTCTTACTACGCGCCTTCACGCGCCCGGTTGCGTTCTTGTACCCTCCTGAGTGCCATTGGCAACTGAACTGCTCTGCATAGTACAGAATACCCTTGTCACCACGCACAACTGGATGGTCGCGCTCCCACCAATGTACCCCGTCTGCCATATCTTCTGTTATACTAGGGTATATGTACCGATACGACGAACGTATGACCTTTGGACGCTTATTCTTAGGCACCCATAAGGGGAAGTTCTTCTCTCGGTCTTTCTTCCAGTGCCACGGGCGGTGCTTGCATATCCAGTGGTACAACCTTGGCTTTTCTGTCTTTAGAGACATGATGAAAGTATACCATATTTGATATTGACGCATAGGCGTATGGGTGATAAAATCAGTATACCTACAGAGGTATAAGAAAGGTAAGTAAATGGGAAAAGTATACGAGCATAGCACGGCATTAGTGAACGCTCACTTTGAAGTTAGTACAGAGCATGGCAAGGAGTATCTGCTCGATATCATTGAGGGGTACGAGAAAGAGTTGAACAAGAAGACTGTTGTAAATCAGTTTTCTGATTTCGTGGGTCGTATTGATTGGCCCAACTTTGCTATGTTTTTAGTGATTGTTGGAATAGTCGCGGTTGCGGTATGGGGTATATCTTTTGCTGTTGCTGAAGATAATCAAGCAAAGATTGACTTCCATAACTGCGTAGATAAGAATGATAAGGATGCTTGTACTAACTACATGATTCATACGGGCGATGATACGGCCAAGTACCTTGTATCTAAGCATCTAGATGCTATCAAGGAAGGCAAGAAGTAGGTGTCTAAGTCTTGGGTTCTAGATGAAGATGGGCTTCCTCTGTTTAACTACACTAAGGAAGATCGGCGCAAGATATCTCCTCACCAACGTCGTGTTATGTGGGAGATTCGCAAGGGTCTATGTTACTACTGCGGTGCCTATGTGCCGTATAAGGAAATGACGGTAGACCATAAGGTGCCTATATCTAGAGCAAAAGAGTTTGACCTCGTAGACCCCTACGTTGGCAAGAACCTTGCAGTGTGTTGTCACAAGTGCAACCGCAACAAGGGAAACCGTACTGCCGATGAATACTTCGATGTGCTAGGTAAACCTAAACATGGAAGTGCTACCATTGGCGAAGATTGGAGAAAGTAGTGACTACAGAAGAGAAACAGGAATTAGTGCGCGTTGTGCCACTGCCTGAAGGCATGACACGGATGGAAAGCGGCCCTGTGCAGTTTGGTGGCGAAGATTGGCCGGGTTATTTCTTTAGGGGTGATGATGCCTTTGGTTTAATCAGGGTGCTTAAACAAATCGCAATGTCACACACTTCTGACGATATTAGAGACTTTGTAATCAGGATAGATGTTAATAGAACCATGGGTAATCTTTGGAAATGTATCTTGATTGACGATGAGGAGTAATAATGTTGCTGAGTAAAGTACCCGTACTGGACAAAGGGTTCGTACAGTTAATTCGCGTGTCGTGTGATGTGCATGAGAACGAGGATGGAGAGTTATCCTATACGCCTTGCACCGACCTGTTTGTGGTGAATGATGCTAAGGTGTCCACTGCAAAGGAAAGTATGTCATGGGGCAAGGGTGAGGAACGGTTGATTGGTTTCTTAGGCCGCGAAGATCACACCTCTCCGTTCCGTGGTGCAGTTATGACGTTCCGTATCAAGGCACCCCTCTTCGTAGCACGGCAGATTTTCAAGTACGCAGTCGGAACTGACCACGACGAATCTATGGTGCGCCGTGACCCGTTTTTTAGCCATAACGAAGAGTCACGCAGATATGTGGACAGCGAACCTGAGTTTTATGTGCCTAAAAGAGACGAATGGCGCAAAGCACCTGAAACTAGACGGCAAGGTAGTGGTGATGGGTGCATAGACAGTAGGGTTGGCAATGAATTATGCGGTCGCCTACAAGAGCATATCTGTGACGGGGTAGATTACTATAAAGACGCTTTACGGATAGGAGTCGCACCTGAAATTGCACGACTCCACCTACCCGCCTATGCAATGTACACATCATGGGTTATGACTACATCATTGCAGGGGTTGTGTCATATCCTAGAGCAGAGACTACCGCACGATGCACAGAGCGAAACACGCCAGTATGCAGAGGCACTCAAGACGATTGGTGAGTCCCTGTATCCCCATGCTATCAAAGCATACTTGAAGGAGAAGTAACTATGAAAATCTATCGACTATCACGCACAGACCTTGCGTCGTACTATATGTATTCCGGTGCGGTTGTTGCCGCTAACAGTCCTGATGAAGCACGGTTTGTTCATCCTGACGGCGATCCTCGGCCTAATTGGTGGAATCTACGTGGGCCGCGACTACGCTCATGGGTGCATCCTAACGACGTCCTAGTAGAGGAGATTGGCGTTGTCAATCCGCCTAACGCTAACTTTCCTTACGTTATCTTGTCTAGTTACCAAGGGTTTCGCTAATGGAAGATGAAACGTTGGTTGTATCAGCGGAGTTGCGTAAGGCACTCGATGATTGGGAAGAGGCGCATCGGCGCAATGAGCGAGTCAATACGACTACGTTTGGTGTGATTCGATCTTACTCTGAGAGGGTCGTTGCATCTGATGATCTTCAACACTTCTCTAAAATCCTGTTAGAAGCATGGACACACTACAAGTCCAACGAAGATCAAGAATGGCCTAAGTATGTATAGTATGATATACTAGAGACTGTTGAGTTTGTTTTGCATATGAGTACACCCTGATATTACTATCAGGGTGTACTCATTTCTATGCTTATACGTTGTAGTAGGATACCCCTAGTAGACCCCTCTCTTTGTGCCACAGGTACGCCTCTGCACTCTTAGTATTGCCAATATATCCTTGTGCATGGTGCCATGAATCAGTACCAGAGAGACTAGGCAAAACCCTTACTTTCACCCCTGTATGCTCTGCAAGTTGACCAACAATCTTAGTTGAAACGGCGTGCTTATGTCCTAAGTGCCATTCACGGGTCTTAGTCTCTGCCCAATCACTTGCTCTCTCTTGTGCCATGATAAGCGGCAATGATTCCGGTTTCTCTTTATCACCGTGAGTGAACCCTATCAGGCACTTGCCATGCCGTACATACTTACGGAGCGTTGGTGAGTTGTCAACGGTGATATTAGGTGCTTTCCTAAACCATGCGCTGATCGTTTCCGTTAGTGTCCATGCAGAGAGAGTGTCATGATTCCCCGGCACAGATAGTACCTCAACGGGTGCCACTTCCATGAGCCGCTCTACCGCCCCCACAATGAGTCCTAGAGTGACTTGGTACGCCTTGATGTACCTACCATCGTTGCTCTGAGGAGTACCGCCCGTAGTCATACCATGAGGCCCATCGCAGTTAAGAAGGTCGTTGCCGATAGGGAAGACAATCTTCTCTATAGTGTGCCGTCGCTGTGCATCCTCTAGGAGATAGATAAAAGCATCCATGAACCGCTCCTGTGCGATGGAGAGATTGTACTCGTCCCCTGTTTCTGGACTCCACGCCAGCT